GAACGCGTCGCCCGACACGTTCCTGAAGGTGAGCAGCGCGGCCGCCGCCTCGCGGACGCCTTCGGTCGATTGCAGCGTGTTGCGGCCGATCGACTGCGCCAGCGCCTCGATCTGCGCCGCGGTCTGGCCGGAGGCGTTCCCGGTCGTCACCAGCAGCTGCTGGATCGTAAACTGCTGTTTCTGGAACTCCGACCCGGCCTTCACCAGGGCGGTCACCCCGGCGGTCAGCGCGGCGATCGCCGCCGCCGGCCCGGCGAAGCGCAGCGCCAGCGACCCGAGCTCCGAGGACATGCCGGCGATGCCGCCGCGCGCCGCCTTCGAGCCGGCCTCCGCCTGGCGCGCCGCGCGGTCGATCTTGCGCAGCGCGGCCTCGCCGTCGGCGCCCATGCCGGCGAGCGCGCGGCGCACCGTGTCCGCGTCGCGAACGCCCAGGCGGATCGTGAAGGGGGTGGTTACCATCGGTGTCCCTGGCAGGCACCCCCTCCCGCCCCCTCCCCCGCTTGCGGGGGAGGGCTGGGGTGGGGGCGGCCGCGGTTCATTTTTGCGGTCGCAGTTTTTCGGCGGCGTCGGTCATGATGTCGAACGCTGCCATGACGCAGGCCGGCTGGTCGGCGACCCCGCCGGGGAACGGGAGCGCCCCGGCGCCGAATCCGCCGCCGCGCCAGGCGCGCCACAGCTCGATGAGCGCGTAATCGTCGCCGTCGAGCAGGTGGGCGGGGTGGACGAACAGCTCGAGCCCGAGCGCGTCGGACTGCCAGCAGTCGCCGTCTAAGGCGCCGTCCGGTCGCCGCCGACCAAGGGGGCGGTCGGGGCTGGCGTGCTCGCCGCCGGCGAAGTCGCCGGGTCGCGATCGCCACCAGACGGCGATGCGGAGTTTTTTGCTTCGGCCTCGCTCGGGCGCATCAGCGACAGGATGTGGAAGCCGGCGAGCGCCACCCGGTCGGGATGCTCGCGCGCCAGCTCGGCGAGCACGTCGGCGTGCACCCCCTCGGGCCCGGCGCGGTACGGCGGGGAGAGATTGTCCCAGCCGGTGACGAACAGGCGCACCGCCTCGAGCGGCGCGACCTCGAGCCAGAACGCGCGGTCGGCGACCAGCCCGGCATAGCCGTCGTCGTGGCGGATGAGCTGCTGCTCCAGCCGGTCGTAGTCGTCGCGGTCGGCCGGCAGCGGGTCGCCGTCATCGAGCCGGCCGATCGCCGCCTCGAGCGCCAGCCGGTCGGGATCGTCGGGCCCGAAAATTTCGGCGAGCGCCTCGCGCGCCCGGGCAAACAGCACCGCGTTGGCCGGCAGGGTGGCGCCGAGCCGGGCCGTGGCGCGGTGGTGCCGCGCCCGGTCGTAGACCGAGGGCGGGCGGATGTGGAAGCGCACCCGCGCGTCGTCGGCCACCTCGTCCTGGCCGGGCGGCTCGTAGATTTGCCGCCTTCCGTTGATCAGCTTCGCCATGGTTGCTCCTTTCCGCCCCCTCCCTTCCCTCCCCCGTTAACGGGGGAGGGTCAGGGTGGGGGATCAGTAAATCGCCATGTAGATGCCGGTATCCTCGCCCTGGGCGTGGAACGGGATACCCTCGAACGCCAGCCCTTCGAGGTCCTCGTTCTCCTGGCCGGTGTAGCGCAGCTCCGGCAGGTAGAGCGAGAAGCCGTTGCCCGGCGTGCCGAAGCGCACCCACAGCTTGGCCGAGGTGGCGGCGAGAAAGGCGGCCACCACGTCGCGCACCGAGAGCAGCGCCATCGGCGGGTTGATCCGCCCGGTGATGCGCCGGCGCACGATCTGCCCGACGTCGTTGCCGAACGCATCCGCCGGGTCGGGCGGCACGCTGAGCTGGTTGCCGAGATCGAGCGTGAAGGTCGGGTTCTTGATGGCGGCGCCGCCGAGCGAGAAGTCGGCCGAGACGAACGGCACCGGCCGCTGGTTGTCGTAGGTCGCGGCGCCGGGATGGGTCTCGTCGGTCGGCGTGACGAATTTCGCCTGGCCGTTGAACGCGAGGCGGCCGACCTGGCGGGTCGGCAGGGTGAGCTGGGCATTGCCGAGCCAGCCGGTATAGGCGCGCAGCCGCGAGTCGACGGCGCCGGTCGAGCTGTGCTGGTAGTCGTAGATGGTGGAATGCGGAAAGCCGCCCGACGCCGGCACGTAGAGCGCGCACGCCTTGATCGCGTAGGTCGTGGTCGCGTCCGGGGTGACCGTCCAGTTCGGATAGACGCTGGCGACCAGCGCGGCCAGCCCGGTAATCACGCGGGTCTGGCCAGACCCGGTGCCGCCGGTCGTGGTGATGACCATGCCGATCTCGACATTGGTGGCCGAGGCGAGCGTGATGGTGCCGGCCGCGCCGGCCGAGGCGGTGCCGGTGATGTCGGCGGCGAGCAGCGTCTCGGCGAGGCCGCAGCTCTGCAGCAGGGCGCCGTATTCCGGCGCGGTGCCGCCGGCGCCCGAGCCCTTGACCAGCACGTTGGCGGCCCACGCGCCGGGCGCGCCGCTGGCGATCGCCGCCCCGGCGTCGAGCGAGCCGGTGACCTCGTTGGTCTCCTCCGAGGTCAGGCCGGGCGTCGGGTTGGGATCCTCGACCTTGACCGCGTCGTCGGCGACCACCGGCGCGGCGTCGGTGCCCGGCGTCGATTCGTTCTTCGCCAGGATGGTGCGGTTCAGCGTGCGGTAGTCCGACATGGCCTATCCTCCTTCAAGGGGTTCACCACAGAGGCACAGAGGGATCAGGACTCCGTCTCCTCTGTGCTCTCTGTGTCTCTGTGGTTGATCTTTTTCGACCGTGCCGGCGCCGGCGCGGGTTCCGGCTCCACTGCCGGCGGATCGGGGTCGTTCGGCAGCACCTTGGTCGACGGCGGGCCGGGCCGGTGGCCGGCGTCGCGGCGCGGCGGCTGGGTGGTGCGGTGTGTTGGCGTCGGCATCGAAAGCTCCTCGTGTTGCGGCGCGGGTTTCAGATCACGTGGTCGGTGGCGAAGACGAACTGCCACCACACCCGGTGGCGGGCGATGCGGAACAGCCCGCCCTCGCGGTATTCGAACCAGGCGTAGCCGTCGGCCGGGGTCCAGCCGGCGAGGGCGGCCCACAGCGCGGTGCGGATGGTGTCGAGCTGTTCGGCGGCGGCCTGGCCGCGCAGGTCCGACGTGTTGTCGACGGCGACGATCACGGCGACCGATTCGGTCAGCACCTGGGTCGGCGCGCCGGCGGTGAGGCTGGCGCCGGCCTCGTCGTCGAGCGGCACCACGAAGGCGGCCGGCACCGCGAGGTCCTGCTCGGCGAGCGCCGGCTCGAGCGCGCCGGCGCCGCCGATGCGGCCGGCGAACGTCGCGACCTCGTCGCGCAGCCGCTCGATGATCAGCGACGGGTCGAGCATGGGATTTGTCCTAGCGCACCACGCGGTTGACGGCCGCGAGCGTCTCGGCGATCGCCGCCTCGAGGCGGCGCAGGGTGACCGGCCGGCGCGCGTCGAGCGCGGGCGACAGGAACGGCCGCGGCGCCAGGCCGCGCGACGTGCCGGTCTCGAGGAAGCGGCCATAAAAGGCCCCGCCACCGGAGTCGGCCGACGCCGACACGGCGTAGGCGAGCCGGTCGCGGCGCGCCGCGCGGAAGCGGATCGAGCGGGCCAGCGCCCCGGTCTGGCGCGCCGGCGCCTCGCCCGGCTGGCTCGGCGTCCCCCGGCCGGCGCCGCGCAGGCGCGCCCGGGCATCGCGCGCCACCTCGCGCGCCTCCTCGCGCAGCACCTCGGCGATGTTGCGGGTCAGCCGGCGCGGCAGGCGCTGGATGGCGAGCGCCACCGCGCCGGCGGCCGACGTGTCGATGGTGATTTCAAGCATCCTGGATTTCCTCGGCGAGGATCTCCAGCGTCCGGCGCGATTCGTCGGGGTCGCGAACGCTGCGGACCTCGAGGCGGCGGCCGCGGAATAGCAGCCAGCGCCACGCCGCCTGGTCGGCGCGCCAGCGGATCAGGAACAAATGCGTCGCGCGCGCCTCGGTCTGCACGCCTTCCACGATGCGCCCGCCCTGCGGGGCGCGCGCCTTGCACCACACGGTGGCGATCGTCGAGTAGGCATGGGCGAGCGCGCCGGTCCCGCTCGGCGTGGTGACGCGCGCCTGCAGGGCGAGGATGCGGTTGAGCTCGCCGGCGGCGGGATGTCGGAAGTCAGCCATAGGGCGTGATGAACGGCAGCATCAGGGTGCGCGAGCCGGCGGGCAGCGCGTCGAGCATCGCCGGCTTGAGGTCGGTGCGGGTCTCCCACCAGGTCGCGGCGGCGAGCGAGATGGCGAGGCGCAGATTCTCCGGCACGTCGGCCGGGTCGTCGCCGTAGCCGGCGACCCAGCGCACCGTCACCGCGTTGTAGACCAGGCGGGTGGACGGCCAGCTCTCGAGATACGCCGGCCGGACGCGGCCGGGCTGGGAGGCGACGTCGACCTGGTAGTCGGCGGTCGCCAGCGTCTGCGCCGCGCCGGCATCGTCGACGTAGCTGATCGAGGTGACCGAGCGCGCCGGCGGCTTGGGGAGGGTGATCTCGGCCGGGAATTCGTCGAGGGTCAGGTCGTAGGTGCGGCTGATCAGCGCCCGGCCGGTGAACCCCTCGACCAGCTCGATCGCGGCGCGCAGGTAGCCGTACAGCAGGTAGTGCTCGGCCGTCTCGTCGTCGCCGAGGCGGAGCTGCCCTTTGAGCTCGGCGAGCGGCACCGGCAGGGTGGCCGGCGGGGTGACCAGCGAGCGCGCCATCGCTACTGCCCCTTCTCGCAGCGGAACCAGATCGAGCGCTCGTCCTCGAGATCGTTGCTCAGCACGACGCTCTCCCTGAGCCGATAGATTTTTCCGAAGGTGAGTCCGGACACGATCACCTGCGCCGTCGTCTCGTTGGCGAGCGTCGGGCCGGCGGGCTCGATCGTCCATTGCCGCGTGCTGACGCTGACACCGTCCGGCAACCACGAATCCCAGTCGAAGCTGTAATCCAGCTTGGCGTCGGGCGCGAGAATTTCCAATGGCATGGTGTCGTTTCCTGTTTCGCGCCGACGACGACACTGTCGGCGCGTTTCGCCGCGCCGACGACGACACTGTCGGCGCGCTAGTACACCGTGAATGAGCGCCTGGGCGCGACGACATGGGCGCCGCGCGGCG